CAATGATCTGCTCATAGATTTGCTTGTCCGTATCTTCGACTGTGCGTGAGTCGATGTTCTCCGTCTGCCAGAAGTTGCGCTTGGCGTGGAAGCACTCGTAGAAGTAGCCCTGGTTACGCCGCGGGTTACTGAACGCGAACCAGTACCGGTCTAGGATCGGTTCCGTAAAGAAGCCCGCACCGACCGACCAGATGGCGTCCGGGATACCCGAGGCTTCATCAAAGATCAGCATCATGCCGTCGTGGTTGTGAACACCGGCGTAGCTGTCCGGGTTCTCTTCCGACCACAGCTTACCCTCAGCTGCCCAGTAGCGCGTACCCTTCTTCAAGTCCCGCTCGACTAACTCAGTCAGCCACTTCGCCGGGATCAGCTTAGTCGCGCTGATCTCCCACCAGTGGCTGTTGATGATCATTGCTTGCCACTTAGTCAACTCACCCCAAGTGACCGACCGGAGCTGCGCTTCACTGTTGGCTGACACAATGACACTCGACCCGATGCGGGTCGACAGCATCCACAAGACGAGCCAGCTAACGAGGGCGGACTTACCGATGCCTCGCCCAGACGCGACTGCGGTGCGCAGGGCGTCCATGTCGAGCTGCCCCTTGTTTGTCTTGATGTGCGTGGCGATCCTGCGCAGTATCTTGCGCTGCCAGGTGCGCGGGCCTTTAAACTTAGCGAGCGGTGTGTTGGGTTGCCCCCACGGGAACGCGAACAGCACGAACGCCTCGGGGTCGTCGGCGAGCTGTGGCGCCCACAGCCGGGTCATCAGTAACTGCTCGCCCTCGGCGTCATAGATCGGCTGTTGCGCCATTATTTACCTTGCAGTCGCTTCAAGTCTTGCAGGTGGTCGGAGCCTATGAAGTACACACCTTTGGGCTGCGACAGCAGCCAGCGTTGGCGGTACTCGTTAGCTTTGTTGGCCATCTGGCGTGCAGGCGTGTCGTCAGCGTCCCACATCTCTCGCTCACCCCGGTCTAAGAACGCCGCTACGTTTTCTTTTGACGCCGGGCGCTGGGCTTCTTGCAAAAACTCCGGCCCCATGTTTTGCAGAAAAGTCGCCAAGGTTTTGCTGTCAAACTTGCGGTCTTTGAAATACCCAAACTTGTTTTGGTTTTCCAAGATGCTGTCAAATATCGTCTTGTCGCTAGGCAGCACGTCTTTCTGCTTGTTTACGTCCGTGTTGGTAAACAGCGTAAACAGAAATTCTGACGGGTACCCTTTGACCGCTTTAGCGGCTGCGTCGTCCCACGACCCTTTGTACGCTACGCCCGGCAGCTTGTCGCCGCCCGTGCCTTCGTAGTACGCGCCGTGTTGCGCAGCTTCTGCTTTGATGCGAGCAGGCAGTGTCATGGGCTCACCATGCACTTGTCCGACAAAGGTTACGCCAGGGCGCGGCGAAAAGGTTTGTAGCGGCGTGGTGGGTGCGGTGTACGCGTCAGCGCCGACTGCTTGTCGCAGTACGTTAACCGGCGTAGGTGCGAGAGCGTTCTGTGGCATGTTCCAGATACTCCGGTTTCTGTTCCGTGATCAGCCCGTCGATGACGCGGGACTGCGCCTGTTGCAGCGCCTGGGTGATACTGATCTTGTTCGTGACGTCGACGCTGATTTCCTGCCGCGCCGTCCAACCGTGGGCGTGCTGCAGGATCGCTAACGCCGCCTTGGCGTCACCATTACGGGCGGCGTCGTGCAACAGCGCAGACGCCTCCAACTCGCCGTCAGCGCGTCCCTTCTGCTCAGCCATCGTCGCCACCGGATCCATCTCGCAGAGGTGCCGGTACTCCTGCGGCAACATGCCTGCAGCTAACGCCAGTGTGTCGCCCTTCAGTCCGAGCTTAGCCGCATCGTATATAGCCTGTAGGCGCGACTCCGTGGCCTCAAGTTTACGAACCGTCAGCGGTAACGAATGTATGCCCATGGCGGCATGGTAATGGATTTTTTAAAAAAATAAAAAATTTTGTGCAACACCTCCGTGGACGTGACCGGCCGGCCGCGGGCCCCCCACCCCCCAGGTTAGTGAGCGCTCACTCTTTTTGTTGTCAGCCTGGTAAGTTAGTAAGCACTCACTAACTTTTGCCAGGTTAGTAAGCACTAACTAACTAACCTAGGTTAGTGAGCACTAACTAACCGATGTTTGCACATGTGGGTCACGCACATTGTCCACGCGAACCGGCGGCCGCGCGACCGTAAAAGTGTTAGCAAAAGAGAATCGAATCTGTGGATAACTTTTGACCGGACAAAATGTTGCTAAAAAGCTATGTGGACAATGTGGACAATCGTAGAGGCCGTTTTAAATCGCTGCGCGTGCGAGAGCGTGCGCTCATCCGGACAATCTATTAGCAGTATGATAACATTTTTAAGTTCCTAAGGTTTGATAGATTTTATTGTCCACATTGTCCACAAATAGCTAAAAGCCGCACTGTCCCTCGAATGTGGCGTGGACAATCACGCCGGTTTTCGTTGTCCACACATTTGTCCACGCTGTCCACAAAAAACCGCAAATTAGTGTAAAATAATTCTTTACACTTTTTATTTCTCTGCTATACTTTGTCTTGCAGCAAAACAATGTAGTGCAAATCAGCTGATTAAATTTTAAGCAAAGGGGTCGAAAATGTACGCACACATATACAAAGCGCCAAAGAAAACCTGGAAATTGATTATTTCCCGCAGCGCTGAAATTACCGCCGAATACGTAGTAATTGAGTACCAGGTAGAAAGCAAAACCGAAGCGAAACGAATCGCCAGAGAACACGGCGCCAAAGCTTGGAACTATTAAACCGAAACGGCCCGCGCAAGCGGGCCATCATTAGGGGAACATCATGAAACAAACAATTCTGGAAATCCTATTAGGCGCGCTCGCTTTTCTGTATTTGTGGGCTTTTCTTTTCGTTTTAATGTCATTCTAAAAACTTTTTTGAAAGTGATCCGACCATGAAAACCGTACACTTAACTCTGAAATCCAATAACGTAAAAACCGGCCCGATACCCGTTTCGACGACGTCGGCCCTATCGTGTCCGAGCGCGTGTCCGCTCAAAAGCGGCGGCTGTTACGCCGACGGCGGCCCGCTCGCGCTGCATTGGCGCGCTGTCACGGCCGGCGAGCGCGGCCTAGATTGGCAAAGTTTCTGCGACGCTATAGCCGCGCTACCGGCCGGCCAATTGTGGCGCCACAATCAGGCCGGCGATTTACCAGGCTTAGACAATTCGATTAATCCGGCCGCGCTCGATATGTTAGTGGCGGCCAACGCCGGCCGCCGTGGCTTTACTTACACTCATAAGCCGGCAACAGTCGACAATCTCGCGCAGATTAAAGCGGCCAATGCGGCCGGCTTCACGATCAACCTATCGGCCAATGATTTGACGCACGCCGACGCGCTCGCCGATACCGGCGCCGGTCCCGTCGTCACAATTCTACCGATCGACGCCGGCGCTAAAAACCGCACGCCGGCCGGCCGCCTGGTCGTCACTTGCCCCGCGCAGCTGCGCGACGATATTAGCTGCGCGGATTGTCAATTGTGCGCGCGCTCGGATCGGCCGACGATCGTCGGCTTTTTGGCTCACGGATCCGGCGCCAAAAAAGCGGAAAAAGTATTTTTCATGCAAAAGGCGGCCTAATATGAAAACAATCACAGCAAAATACGACGGATTCTGCGCGGCCACCGGCGCGCGCATATTGCCTGGGGATGTTATCCAATGGCAACGCGGCCGCTCGGTGCTATTGGAGCGAAAAGCGGCCCGTATCGATACCGTGACGTTAGTAGGTGAACATGGGCCGCGTGACTATTACCGCAACGCGCGCGGCCGCTGCATTGATGCGCCCTGTTGCGGTTGCTGCACGATATGAGCGGCCGCGGCCGCTTGCAATACGGGCTATTGGATGACGAAAACCGCGTCATTCGGTGGCTCGATTATCCGCCGGCCAATGGCCGGTATATCACTCGGCGCGTGCTAATACCGGCGCGCCTAATTCCTACAATTGAAACTCACGGCGCGGCGCGCTGGTAACTCTGGAGGGGTTAAAAAATGA